TCATTCAGTCTCGGAAAGTGAGTCAGGCGGAGCCGGCATCGACAATCGGACATCGATCCAACTGTTGAGCGGGACATCCAGTGGGGCGCCCTTCCCGAGCACCATTTCGCCGTCGTCACTGAGTGTCCAGCGCTGTTTGAAGAGCCGGATGGTGACCGTCCCATCCTCAGCCTGTTCGTTGTCAGTGATACCGAGCGGGTGACCGCCGTCGGGAGACGCAGGGTCGATCACGCGCCAGCCCTCGGTTGCAAGGCCGAGGCAGCCAGATATCTGGTAGACGCCGACATCGAGGCGTTGGACGGTGACGCCGCGGGCCTCTGCGTTGGCTACACCCCAGGCGCCCGCAGGCTCGAAGTCAAGTTCGTTGAGGTCCGGTCTCACGCTCGCAGCAACGTTGGCGATACGCACGACCGGCGATGCAGCACGAAGCGTCCCGTCGGTTGCTCTCGTCGTGTTTATAGTCGTGTAGAACTCGAAAATAGGGGCAGACGAGAATTTCCCGCACCGACCTTTGACCGTAGATGCCGGCACCTGGCCGAAAAACATCTGCGCTCCTCGCAAGTCGGATCCGTCGTAGCCGATCGTCAACACAGATCCGTTGCTAATGCCAGTTGCCACGGAGTCAACAGTTGTCGAATCGAATATCTCGACGCTTGTCGCATAACGATGAATCGATGGTGCTCGGTCAGGACGCTCAGAACCAATCCCGAATGCGCCGACCGGCATGGCGTTTCCAAGCATTGTACCGATATCGGCCTGGGCGGCGCTGCGCAACTCGAGCGAGTTCCTCGCCTGGGCCGGCGTCGGTGCCGTTGCCCACGGCTGAATGCCGGCCAGCGTCCCTCCCCACTGGTTCGCTATCAGGTTGAATCGATCGCTCAGCTCCTTGTCGTAACCCAGGATTGGCGCCACCGCATAGGGCTGGCCGCTAGCCGTGCTGCCCCGGTAGTTGGGCTTTATCGACATGACCGTCGAACTGGCGACGTTGCTCACTTCGTAGAGGCGCCCGTCAGGGGCAATAAAGGCGTCGCCTACCCGGACATTAGAAGAAAACTGAGTTCCGGTGCCGGTGACGGTCGGGCTATTTTCTGTCACCGCGACGGTGCCGGTTGAATACCATGCCATTTAAGCCTCCATCAAATTACGCGACAACAATGAGTGGCCAGTTGAACTTAAATCCGATCTCATCCGGAACTAACGAGGAGACGAAAATCATGGCCCGGGAATTGTACAGGAACCCTATACGAGGGGGTTCCAGAGTATAGATATGCTTTAGATTAAAATGACTCACCAGAAAATAGGTGGACAACCCATATGGATATGGAAGTGCCCATGTTTGCATGTGCATACCTCCGGGCCAATTAGGGTTATGTGCGTATAACTCCCACTCCTGCGCCCCTCCAACAAACCGTACAATCTCGCGATTACTGTCGAACATGACACGCGACTGAGCATCGAATACATGCATGCCCCACCCTCCTATACGGGGTAGCATGACTGCTGCGGCCTTCCACTTTCCTCCATATACCGGCGGGTCGGTATCTTGGAAACTAGACTGGTAAAACGCAAATCCAGACCAAGCCCCAGCCCCTCCCAGATGTCGAAATCTATAAATCTGGTGAGGCCCATTAGGACAGAAGTATACATATGGCTCGTAGGGCGAGTTAATTGGCGCCGAGTAGTTTACAACAATTTCCACCGCCCCTTGAACGCCATACACCCCACCTTCAACAATATGCATGCAGGGGTTTGAGTCATCGATAATTGTTTGCCCATTGTTCCCTCGAACAAGGATACCGTAGCTCATGAGAACATTACCGCATGTAGGACATAGGTAACATTTGGAGATCCGTCTCGCAAAAACGTAATTACATTTCCAGATAGTCTATAGGAAGGGACGTTTCCAAATGGGTAGCCGCTTGAGATTAAGAAAACTACACCACGAGCGGGATCAAAGCCGGGAATACTCACTGCCATTCCTCCTGTGATCGCTCCAATCGATTGTCGATATACAGTCCGCGCCGACTGGCCGGTGAGGTCCATCACGATCCCTCCGGCTGCGTTTCGAATTCGGATGCCATAGCTCATGCGTCGAGATTCCCGATCTGTACCCGTAACACCAGGTTCGCGTCGTAGACTTTAACGGCCTCCGCTGTCTGCCTCATGAAGCCTCCGGACGTTGCGCTGTTCATCGTCAAACTCCCTGCTTTATCAAGCTTCCACAGCGGCTCGCCGTTGGCACCGAGTGCGGTCGACTGAATCACGTTGCCGATCTTCGCGTTCGTAATCGAACCGTCCTGAATCATCGCGTTGTTGATGAACATCTGGCCTCCGACGATCGAGACCGGCGCCACGGTCTGCCCGCTGGAACTGTTGAACCAGAGGAACCGATCAGCCTGGAACGCCATGGTCGTCACGCTCGTGCCGCTGTCGAAGCCCAGTTGCCAGCCAGCGGCGTACGACTGCCCATTGGCATGGGCCTGGAGCTTTACGCTGTAGAGCGCCTGAACGTTCCCATCCAGAGAGGCCACTGCCTGGGACGTCGTCTGGATTGCCGCACTGTTGCTACCCACCTCCGCTGAAAGTTGGTCGATGCGCTGGGCAGTGGCTTGTCTGTCGCTCGCGGTCACCTGCTCGACCGTGGTAATGCGCCCCTCCGCAGTTGCAGTCCGCGCTTCAAGCAAGCTCGTCCGCTTCGCCTGCGCTTCGTCCTCGTTCGCCCGCACGGTGACTTCGGTGGCGGCTCGAGCAATGGTGTCCCAGCCCTTCAGCGCATCGGCCTTCTCTCCGGTCGCCGGCTCCCGGCGGGCGGCAGCCTGCAGAACATCCAGGCTCGAAGCCGCCGCTTCGACCTTACCGTCGAGCTCGGTGATATCCGCAGTGTTGGTGGCCACCTGCTGGGCCAGGCCGTTGGCCGTCTCGATCGACTGTCCGATGTCGGCCCAGTAGGTCGCATTCGGCGGAGAGGCGTTGAGCGGCACCGCCTGCTTCGCTTGATACAGCCGGTTGCCGACCCGCACGATATCGTTCTTCGCGTAGGTCTTCGTCGGGTCGTAGGCCAGCACATCGGTCAGATTGTCGATCTGGTCCTGCAGGCCACTGATATCGACCTGCATCTGATCGATGTCGGCGAAGAACTGCTCGCCCAGCGCGGACTCGACGTACTCCTTGGTGATCAGTTCGTTGTACTCGCTCGCATCCGTCGAGCTGATACCGTCGACCCAGGCCGACCAGGGGCCGACGTTGCCGGTACGGTCGATCAGCCGCCCGCGGAAGGCCAGGCGAGCGCCGGCCGCCAGCGAGGTCAGCGTGTGGGTGTCGGTCGGGTAGGCGAACAAGCCCAGGGCAGTTGCGTTCTGCTCGCTGCCGCCCGGGGTAACCGACTGTTGGATCTCGGTGTAGGCGGTGTCCGCCGCGCCACTGGCCGGGAATCCCCACTCCAGGCCGATCTTCCACGGTCCGCTGGTGGTACGCAGGAACGCCAGCGCCGGCGGTGCGCCGGTCTTACCGCTGAGCTGGGTCAGGATCGAACTCTTCCAGACCGACGTGATGTCGAAGGCCGACACCGCGCGCACTCGCGCCAGATAGCCACCTGCGTAGATGCCGGTCACATCGACGCTGGTGGTGCCGGCACGCGGCAGGCGGATCCAGTTGCCGCTGTCCTTCTTCCACTCGACGTCGTAGGCCACCGCCCCTTCTACAGCGGGCCAGGTGATCGTCATGGTGCTCACCGCCAGCCCCTGGTCAATCTGGTACCTTGAGCTCAAGGTAACGCTTGCAGGGGCAGGAACCGTTGTAACTGGCACGACGCTGATAGGGCGCTCTTCAATGCGCGTACCTGTGTCGATGGCGTCGTACTTCGACGGATCATGCTGCAGGCCACTGATGGTCCACTGCGACCCACTCCGCTTCACCGACATTACGCGGTAGAGCTGCACAGCCAGGTCCTCGGCATCCAATGCCCAGCAGAGTTGCGGCTCCGGCGCCATGGAGTAGGCCGTGGTAACGGTCACCTGCCGCCCACTCACAGCCTCAATCGTACGGCCTTCCGCACGGCCATTCGGCAGATTGATCAGCAAGCGATCACCGGCTTTCGCCAAGGTGTCGCGATCAAGGGTGATGACTCGGCCAGCAACGGCGGATATCCGCCCGCCAATCTCTCGACCAGCCAGCACAGCATCAGCCACCGGAATAATGTGCCCAGGCAGAGGAATCCGCCCCTCCAGTCCGGTGCTGAACGTCACGGCACGATCCAGCACACTGGTCAGTACCACCCATTTACCGCGGCGCTTAGCCTCGCTCTCACGGGTACAGCCGATGGCAGACACCTCGACCATGTTGTCGTTGTAGCGGCGCTGCAGCTCCGGATCAGCGAACGCGGTCACGTCGGTGTCGTAGTTGTTCGCCGGGTTGTCGTAGCTCACCAAGGCACGGCCGTAACGCGCGCGCGGTGATGCCGCGCCGTATTCCATTCGCCCATCGATCACGTTCGCGCGGGTGAACACATAGTCGAAGTCGGCGCCGCGAGGCATGTCAGCTTGAGAAACCAGTTGACCATTGGCCCAATAGCTCATGCCACGGTAGATCGCGGCGATATCGCGCAGCAGTTCCCATGCACCAGCCTTGCTCTGCAGGTTCATATCACACAGGAAGCGCGGCTCCTGGCCACCCTTGCCGTCCGGCACCAACTGGTCGCAATACTGCGCAATGCGATACAACTCCCACTTGTCGACCATCCACGACTTGATGCGTTTGCCCAAGCCGAAAAGATCGTTGGTGCTGATGCCGTAGGTGATCCACGCCGGGTTATTGGTCCAGGCAAGCTTCATCGTGCCGTCCCAGACGCCGGAATAAGTTCGAGTGTCCGGATCGTAGTTGCTCGGCACCATCCACTTCCGCCCCTTGCATTCCAAGGTCACGGCAGGAATGTTGCTGAACTGCTCTGCACTGAACTCAATGAACAACAGCGCGGTGCCCGGATACCGCAGCTTGGCGTCAATCACCTCGGAGTACGCAGCGATGAGCATCGTGTCGCTCACCAGGCTGCTGTTCTTGTTCGGCGTGAGCCGGCGCACGCGCACCTGCCAGCCGCTGGTTGCCTTCGGCAAATCGACCCGGCGAGAGCGCTCGTAGCGGGTGGTGGTCTTGCCATCGACAGCCTCGCGCAACATCTCCTCGTACGCGCCGCCATCGGTGGCTACGTCGACGGCATATTCGATCCGGTACCCGCCGATGTTGCCGTTGGTGTCCTGCTGCTGGAGCGCCGGCCATGCAAAGCGCAGGCGCACTGCGGAAAGCTGGGTATTACTGAGCGAGCGCACCCAAGGGGACTCGCCGCGCAACTCGACGTTGACAGACGTCTCGTTCTCAACCGCAGGGATGCCAGGGATGTATTCCTGATCCACAGAGCCAGGGCGAAACTCCCACTTCACGTTCGGGAAGTTCAGGTTGCCGCTGGCGTCCATCAGGGGCGTGTTGTCCAGGTAAATGCCGCGCTCCGTAGGGCCATCGGCAAACTCGCCCTCGCCAACAGCGATCAGGATCTTCGCGGTCGCAACGGACTGCAGACTATCCGGCGCGATCGACGGCTGTTTCGGCTTGCTACTGCCGCCCTTGCGGCCGGCCAGGTGCTGGTGAACTGCGCCCATGCTTTCCTCCGGGCATGAAAAAGCCCGCACAGGGCGGGCTGGAAGGTTGTACAGCGTGGATGAAATGCCAGTAGCGCTACCCGCTCCTGGGTAGTAGCGTCTTGCCACAACAACTGGTCTTCAGAGAGGGAAGCTATGAGGATTTCTGCGAAATGCGCCGCTTGCGGGAGCGATCAATTCAGCATTCCCAAAGACACTGAAGTAGACCAAACGGTGCGCTGCGCATCGTGCGGCGCGGATATCGGACAGAAGAAAGCTGTTCAGGAACACCTAAGGTCGCACGCAAAGAAAGAGATCGCCAAAGCTCTCGGGAAGAGCAAGCTCTTCAAGAGGAAGTAACAGAGGATTGCTTTTCCTCGAGCCGCCTCAGCACCTCTTGGTAAACCGCCTCCGCAGCCTGCTCAACGAATTCTTCGAACTCTGCGCTACCAGGTTGCGGAGGATCTACGGTCACTTCCAGGTTCTCGCCTTTCATCACACTCTCCTGCGGCGTAGCCGCTCATGGTTGGTTGTTACACCTTGTCCTCGGCGTAGATCGAAGCCGAGATAATCGCCCCGCCCCAGCGGCGCTTCCCGATGCAGATCGGCACCGGGTTCCCGCTGGCGGTGGTATTTCTGGCGCTGCCGAAGGCGTATGACGGCAGGTTCTCCGGCGCCCCGGACATCGAAAGCCCCTTGGCCTGGGGGCTGAGCATTTGCACAACACCGCCAAGCGTCAGGGCGATGCCTGCGGTACCAATCCCGCCGACGACACCGCCTGCGGCAGCGAAGCCGCCTGGCCCTGCAGCGACAGTCGCTGCTACGACCATTGCGATACCCACCACGGTCTGCAGCAGGCCGGCCCGCTTGCTGCCTGCGATCACCGGCACAACGCGGATCTCCCGGCAACCGCCCATCCCCAGTTCATCAGCCCCCACATTCTTCCGATTGCGAAAGATCGCGAAGCGCATGCCCTGCCGCTCCAAGCGGAGGATGGCGTCCTTGAATCCTGGGAGGGTGTTGCGTAGAGCCGAGAAGGCCTCGTTGGCGGTGCCAGATTCCAACTGCCGATGATGCGTCCGGCCGAACTCACGAATGAGCGGACCGGAAAGCTTGATGACTGTCATCGAACTCATTTGACCTCCTTGTGCCGCAGGATCAGGCGAGCCCTTTCGTGCCACGGGCCGCCGTAGATGATGATTTCTGATGGTTTGCTGTACAGGTGATGCAGCAGGAAGGGGCCAGTCCCAAACACTGAAGCCTCCTCCCCAGGCAGCGATGGATCGTTGCCCAGATAGATCCCGGCGTGGTTCGGGTGCGCAGTGCGCCCCACCGCCATCACGATCATGTCACCGCGCCGCGGCTGGTCCACCCGGACGAAACCGGCGGCCTCGAACTGCTGCTCGTAGAGGCTCGGACCGTCTGCCCTCTCCCACCAGCCGTCGGCCCGCTCGAAGTGCGGGAACTCGATGCCCCACTCCCGCTGGTACCAGTCGGCGCAGACCTGCCAGCAGTCCTGCACCCCATGAACGAAGGCGCGCCCGAGCAGCGGCACCTGGTCGACGGGCTCGATGGTACGCAGGTCGCCCTCCGGCCAGCTCAGGATGTGCCATGTCAGGCCCGAGGCGTTGCACATTGCAACGTCTGCGGCACTCGGTCGGCTGGTGGCATCGGGGTGGCTGTGCACCACGGCGACGATCTCGCCATGGTCCTCTGCCTCCGCATACGCCTCCGGCGCGATGCGGAACTCTTCGCCGGCGTCGGCGGCGGTGTTTTCGCAGGGAATGTACCGCTGGCTCCGGCCGGAACGGATGATCAGACCGCAGCACTCGCGCGGGTACTCTGCCGCGGCGTGCTTCTGCACGGCGGACAGGATGTGCTTGAGCATGATCAGCTCCTGGCGATGATCGAGACAGCGGGGAAGCCGCCGAAGGGCAACTGGTTGCCAGCGCCGAAGCGAGATTCACACGATCGATACAGGCCTGCGCACTGGTCCTTTGCCGGATCATCCGTAGGCTGATCGTTGATGTCGAAACCAGGCCCTGTGTACTGGCAGTAGGGGCCGCGATAACCACCCGTCATGCACCAGTGGCAGAGGGTGGTCATCTGCCGGCCAATGGAGTCTTCACCATCGCCTGGGCTGATCAGATCCCAAGACACCTGCTCATTGTTTTCAGTTGTCTTCTGGTCGATGAACCAGATGCTGATCGACTCCTGCGTCGGGTCGGCATCTGGATTGCCATCCGGGAAGTTCTCAGCGTCGAGGTATCTCGCCAGTGTTTCTCGGATTGTGAGCCGGAAGTTGGCCAGGTCGTCGTAGGCCAAGCACAGCGCAGAGATGCGTGCATTGACGTTACCTGCCGTGAACTTCGGGCGAACCGACGCCCCATCGCCGCTCGCCTCCAGGCCCTCAACCTGCACCGGCCAAGCGGCGTATTCGTTCCCCTGCCACCAAATCGACTTCGCCGGCAACTGGTCCGCATTGGCGCCGGCGGCTGCCAGTTCCTGAGGGGTATGCGCAATCGCGTGTCCATGAAAGCGCAGCACATCGGCCCCGTAGTCCGTGCCGTCCAGTTCGAACAGCATGATCTCGGAGCCAGGCTCCAGCTTCTGGATATCTGCTAACAAGGTCATGGGTGATACGCCCGTACGAAGGTCAATGAAAGAACGGTGATTCCTGCCGGGCGCCGTTGACTCTGGTACGCCTCACAGCGGTAGAGGCCAAGCTCACCACCCGGCGGCGTCCAGAGAAATGCACGGTAGCCACCGTGGCGCCGAATGAACGCCAATGGCAGCGCCACCTCCTCGGCCAGACCACCGAAGGTAAGCGTCCAGGTCTGGCTATCTGGATTGAGCCCGTCGCTGGAAACCTGAACGTAGCCATCTCCCATCTGGGACTTTCGCAGGCGCATTTCGCCATCGCACGAGGCCTCGTCGTCCGGAATCCAGGTGAAGGTTTCGATAGCCATCACCCCCTCCCTATGCTCTGCCTGAAGCTCATTCCACCGGGACGCCAAGAGTCGGCAACCACCTTCTCCGCAATGCTGCGCATCTGCTGCTCCATGCCCTTTTGCAACGCTTGCGGATCCAGCGCCATGCCATCACTGCTTCGATCCTCCATGACAAACTCCATGGGCATGTTCACCTGGACAGTCGTCGCACCTCCCGCCGACATCCCACCCACCATGCGCACGCCGAGCGATCCATCGCTATTCCGTGCCAGGGGAAGGATCGCCTCCGGCCCGGCCTCGCCCATGACTCCTGTGCGGCCGCCCGCCATGCCGAACGCGGTCGGCCGGCTGACGATGGAGTTGGTGAATGCCGCACCGTTGGCGAAGAACTGCACGCCATTGGCCCAGGCGCCGCCGTCTGCCTGGGCGGCGGCCCAGTTCGCGTAAGCGTTGCCCGTGTAGCCGGAAGCCGAGGCGCCGGCCGTGGCAGAGCCCCCCATCCATCCGCTGAAAGCCGAGACGCCCGCGCCCAGCACACCACTGAGAAGCCCCGTCGCCGCCTGCTGACTGGCAATCCGCGCCATGTCGTTGATCACGCTACTGGCGAAGTCGCGGAACTTGAATTTGCCGGTGGTGGCGAAGTCGGCCAGGGCGTTGCTAGCGGTGTTGAAGCCAGTGGTGAGCATGTCATCGGTGGCCGAAGCGACGTCCGCCGCGTCGGCCTGGATGTTCTGCCACGCCCGGCGTGCGCCGTTGCGGTAGTCCCGCTGAGCATCGAGCCGCGCGCCATAACCGTCGACCTCCATCTGCAACTCGCGCGCCTGGAAGTCCGCCAGATCCGCCAGCCGCTGCTCGTAGGCCGCCGGGCCAAGGCGCCGGCTGGCGTCCTCCTGCTGCGCCTCCAACTCGCGCCGAAGGTCGGCGTACTTCTTCCGCACGGCGTCTAGCCGCTGCGCCTGGTCGCGCTCATCGTCTCCGAGGCCGATGCCGGCCACGTCAGAGTTGATCGCATCCTGGCGCGCCTGCAGCACCACCTCCATCGCCTTTCGATAGGCATCGGCGCTGTTGCGCCGCTGCTCCGCCAGCTTCTGTTCCTGCTGGATGCGCTTCTGGATCGAGCCGTCGGCATAGGCCTCGTTCAGGTTCTTGATCCCGAGCTCCATCTCGGCGCTGGTGATCTTGCCGGCGGCCTGAGCCTTCCGCAGCTTCTCCACTCCCTCGGTCAGGTCCTCCAGGCGCTTCTTCTCCGGAAGCGCCTTGTCGATCAGCGCATCCAGCGCCTTGACCTCATCCTGCACCGACTTCGTGTGCGTCTTCTGGGACTCGGTTGCTTTCTTGTTGGCCTCCGCCTGCGCCTTCTTTGCGTAGGCAGCAGAGAGGATCGCAACCTTGTCGGCTTCCGTCGCCTCCTCGTGATCGCGGACCCAGCGCTCTGCTTCCTTGACCGCATCGTTGTTGTCCTGAAGAGCGCCCAACTGCTTCTGCAGCGTCTCCAGGTAGGTCTGCCCGGCGCTGCTCATGCCGGTCTTGGCGGCGTTGTTAGCATTGGTAGACGCTGTGTTTTCGTCAGTTACGCCTGTCAGCACACGCAGGATGTCAGAGACCTTCTCCGACCGATCCCCGGCCTCGCTAAGGACGCCCGCCTGCTTAACCCAAGAGTCGATCTTCTCCGGCGAGATTCCTGCGCGCTTTCCGGCTTCTTCAATAACCGGCGCTAACGACTGGCCAGCAGCCTTGGCCTCATTGAGCTGGCCGATCAACTCCTGGTACTGAGTCAACTGCTTGGTGTATTGCCCTCCCATGTCACGGGCTGGAGCAGTAACCATCGCCGAGCGGATCGACTGAGAAAGGGCGCCGTAGGAGTCCCGTACCTCATCCGAGGCCTTGATTTGCTCCTCTTTCCACTTCACCAGCGCCGCCGCGCGCTGATCTTTGCTCAGCTTCTGAAACTCTTCCCGTACCTGCTCGACCGACTTCTTCAAGTCGTCCAGGCCAACTCCTGCCTGATCCGCATTGTCACGCAGTAATAGGAATGATGCCGCTGCCGTTCCGGCGAGCATGGCCAAGCCCACGGGGCCACCAAGAGCAGCAAGTAATCCGCCAGTGGTTACCCTCGTTAGATTGGCTTGCGCGATAGCCAGCGCCTCAGTAGCCGCCGTGAGCGCAGCCTGCTTAGGAATAAGCTGTGTCTGCACCACGGACAGACGCTGTAGCCCCGTCGCAGAGGCAACCGCTGCCTCCGCTTGCTGTAACTGTGCCACCGCAAAGATACGCTGAGCATCAGCCGCAACAATAGCGGCCTGAGCGTTCTGGATTGCCGCGACCTTCAAAGCTATTGCAGCCTTAACCGCCAGCGCAGCCTTAGCGGTGTAGAGCGTCAATGCTCCGGCACCAAGTCCGCCAACAATCGCCGCGACAATCTCGAAGTTATCTGCCACTACCCCCAGAGCACCCGCCAGCGCGGCAATAACCCCCGTGCTTTCCTCCATCCTCCCAAGGAAGTCAGTCATCGCATTCTGGATATTGACCAACGCATCTTGCACGCTAGTCGACATAGCAGCCGCTGCCTTGCGGTTCACCTCCACCGTACGCAGCAGTCCGGTGTTGATGTCATCAAGCGACAGCTTGCCCTGTACGCCCAGATTGCGGATCTCCTCCGCGCTCTTGCCAGTCGCACTGGCGATCGCGTCGACGATCGTCGGCATCGCATCCTGAATCGATACCCAGCCGTCAGCCTCAACCTTGCCGGTTTGCAGGGCCTTCGAATATGAGTCCAGCGCAGATCCTGCCTTGTCGGCCGACGCGGCGTTGGTCACCAGCAAGAAGCTGAAGCTATCGGTGATATCGAGCGTCTGCTGCGTGTCGAAGCCCAGTGAGCGCATAACAGCTGCCGTACGGATGTACAGCTCCTGAGCCTCGGCCAGCGGCCGATACGTCTCTTGAGCAGTTTGCAGCAAGTGCTGTTGCACCTGGTTGTAGGTCTCGGTGCTGCCCGCAGCCATCTCCATGCGATCAGCCATCTGCCCGTAGGCATCAACCTGCTGGATGATGCTGCCAACCAGGCCGGCCCCGGCCAACGCGGCAAACGCCCCTCGCATAAGTTGGCCAGCCTTCGAGGCGGAGTCACTCACCTGATTGAAGGCTGAGTCAACAGTGGACAGGCTGCTATCGATGCTTGAGGTCACAGTAGTGACAACCTGATCTGCACTAGCCAATTCACGGCGCAACTGCGCCGTAGTGGCCTCGATCTGGATCAGCATCCCCTGGACTTCACGATCCGCCATACTTTCCTCCGGGCAAGAAAAAACCGCCCGGAGGCGGTTTATCAATCATCTTCACGCTGCTGCCACTTAGGTGGCGGTTCTTTGAAAGCCTCATTCGACCTTTGTATCAGCCGGTTAACTCGCCGCCGCTCAAGTAGCTCCGGGTCATTAAGCCGAGCCCGAATCTGTTGATAGCCAATCAAAATGAGACCAATGATCAGCGCGACGACGAGAGCACCGACATACACCACTGCCCCCGCAGTGAGAAGCCCAAGCACCCATGGCGCAAGCAGTACGATGATCACTAGCAGCAACACAACAATCAGAATTTGCATTTCTACCTCCCGACCTAGTGATATTGCCGGAAGGTATCATAGGCACTATCCCCCAGGGCCTCGCAAAAACGCCTTCAGGCGGTCAGCCACGCTGGCTTTCTGTTTCGGCGCGGCCTGCTGCTGAGCCTTTCCGCCGCCCATCCAATCCAGGCGGGCATCCAGCGCCATCAGGATCTGAGGGATGGGCGTACGCCATGCAGTGTCAGGCGGCCAACCCAGCCAGCCGGTGGCCACGCCGAACAGGTAGTCGACGTAGCTGCCATTCCTCACGGCGCTGTGCTGGCCGCCCCGGGCTTTCCCCGTTCGGCGATGCTCGGCGGCACCGGGCTCAGCAGGCCGGTGATGTAGTCGGTGAGCTGCGCGGAGACCCTGACCACGCCAGTCTCGAAAACCTGCGTGGCGAGGGTCGTGTGCTCCTCGGGCTTCAGGCCGGCGGCAGCGATCACCACGTCAGCGCAGGCGCCAATGCTCAGCAGGCGCATGGACTCCATCGCCGGGCGCAGGCCGCCGAAGCGCGATTCGATCTTCAGCGCGGCCTCCAGGGTCGGCTGCAGCGTGTAGGTACGGGCACCGATCACCAGCGTGACGGTGCCGTGCAGGGCTTCACTCATGGTGTTCCTTTCACGGGTCGTTTAAACGACGAAGCCCGCGCGAGGCGGGCTTTCGTTCGTCGGGGCCAGGTCAGATCGCAACCGGGATCTCGAGGATCTCGGTGTTGATGCCCAGGGTCACATTGCGGCGAACCACGTTGTCGGCGCTGCCAGCAGCCACGGTGTTGTTCATCACCTTCGCACCGAAGTAGAAGGTGGTGGGCGGCACCGCCGGCACCGGAGGCTCAGCCGACGGGTCTCCCGGCAGGCCGTCGTTCAGGGTGATGCGGATGTTGTAGTTGCCCTTCGAGCGGTCGGCATGGGCGTTCTTGAGCGCCAACTGGCCGGCGTCGCCGTTGTCCAGGCCAACGGTCAGGGTCATGTCGCCCGCATCGGCAGTGCCCTTGTACTTGCGCACGCGGCCGTCGCTCAGCGCAGTGAAGTTCACGTTGCTGAAGGTATCGCCGAATTCGCCCAGGTCCTCGACTTCGCCGATTTCGACATACACATCTGCCTCGTACTCGGTCTTGGTGGCCGATGGCTTCTTGGTGCCGATCGAGATTCGGCAGCCAGCGGCGGTGTTGAGATTGTCTGCCATGGGTTCCTCCAGTGGCTCAGGTTGATACATCTCAGGAAGTGGTGATGACGCGTACCGTAGCGGAACCCATGTAGGTCCGACCGTCCGGTTCGCGGTTGGTGTCCGACGCGATAACCCTGACCGACACCGCGCGCCCTTCGTCGACAGAGAGGTGACGCTCGTCCAGCGCCGCATCGATCTCATTGAGGATGCGGCGGACCTCGGCCTGCCCCTGGTGGTCGCTCCAGACACTGAGATAGATCAGCCGCTGCTTGCGCTTGCGGCCAGAGATCGGGCTGGTGTTCTGCGCGACTTCGCGGTCGATGGTCACGTACGGGTACAGGGTGTCATCCGGCACTGCGTCGAATACCGGGACGGTGAGCTCGGCGCTCAGTCGCTGGTAGATTGCGCGCTGCAGGGCAAAGCCTGGATCAGCCATTGAGCGCCCCCTTCGCCGCGCGCGCCAGGGTGCTATCGATGGCGCCGCGGATGATGATCCGGATGTCGTCGCGGTTCATGTCGATGCTCGGCCTCAGCCATGGATGCGCCGGCCGTGCCGGAATATCCGGGTAGTAGCCGAAGAAGTTCTCGCCATCCGACTTGTTCTTGGTCGCACGACGCCCGAGACGATTGCGGCCGGAGAACTGGCTGCGATCCCTGTTGACGGTGTGCTCACCGCCCACCGCGCCAGCATCCCGACGCCGGTAGACCGTACCGCTGTAGCCCTTGGTGCCGTACTCCACGAACTTCAGGTAGTAGAAGCGCCGGTTGTCGCGCTTGCCGATGATGCCAATCCGGGCATCCAGGCCGTTCCGGCTGATCCGCACCTGAAGCGCGGCGGCGGCCTCGCCGGTGTCCCGGGGGATCATGTTCTGCTGCGTGGCCAACACCAGGTCGGCAGCCTGCGCCATTCCCCTTGGTAGGTCGCTGCGGTCAAGCGCTGCGATCCGTCGCAGCACGCCGCGCAGCTTGAAGTCGCCCTTTATGCGAGAGCGCCTGCCCATGGTTCACCCCTTGCGGCGCGGCCGCTTCCTGGCCTTCGAGGTGGGCGGCACAGAGGCGCTGGGGTAGTCCTTGCCGTCGTCGAATACCAAGCCACGCGCCATCAGTGGGTTGAGGATTTCAGCGGGATGATGACTTACGTCATCGCCCTTGTTGGCGGTCACGGCACCGCTCAGTTGCGCTGTTGCTCGAAGCACCATTTTGCTTACCTCGGTGTAGGGGTAACGTTGGAGCACAGCAGCCTGAGCATGCTGTTCTCGTTATCGGGAAGGACCGCGTTTATCGCGTAGGTGATGCCGCCGTGGGACAACCGGCGCCCAACGACAAGATCGCCATGCGGGCGCGCTCGGATCTCAGCGCTGATGACCGGTTGCAACTGATTTGCAACGGTCGCCACCCGACCAGTCGGCAGGGTGATCTCAACCCACACCTTGCGCAGGAAGACCCACTGCTCGGAATAGCCACCCCCGCCGTCAGGAACTCGCTGCAGTTCGAGCAGATCCGCTCGATGCCGAAGGGGACCAGCTCTCATCAGAATCTCTTCCTGTACCAGAGAAGGCGCTCGACACCGAGCGGAACCGAAGTGGCGATGGTGCCCAGCGCAACCGCCTCACGATTGGCGTACCAGTGCGCGACAAGCAAATACACTGCCTGCCACACATCCGGCGTCAGGCCGATCTCATCCGGAGCAGTGGGCTCACCTTCGACCAGCCGGCAGTCACAGTGCTGCTCGACATGGGAAAGCGCCGCGGCGACATAGCCCTTTACGAGCTCGTCCTCCTCGTCCGTCTCGACCCTGGCCTGAAGCTTCACCTTCGCCAGGATGGATGGATCGGCATCCCAGTCGATCTCCATCACTTGGCCCCTTTCGGCGCCGCCGGCTTGGTCTCTTTCGGCTTGGTCTGTTCCCCGACCTCAGCAGCCAGCCCCTTGCCGATCAGGACGTGTGCATACTCATCGTCGACTTCCTCGAACACCTGGCCCGCGCGAACCTGGGCCGACTCCGCCCCGAGCTTCTTCGCGTCACCTACGAAACCCCAAAGTGCCTTGATCTTCATGTTGCCTCCTGGAAACGAAGAGACCGGCATTGCGGCCGGCCTCATCAGGGGTTACGCCGCGAAGCGGCCTTTCACCAACGCCTCGCGACGACGCACGCCCAGACCGAGACGCTCCTCAACCAGCAGCGCCCGTTCGTTCCGGATGAACTGATCGTTGATCAGACCCATCTTGAACAGGAACGACATGCGGTCGAAGAGGATCGAGGAGCGGGCGAAGTTGGCGATCAGGAACTCGCCACCGGTGGCCGGATTTTCACCGTTCGCCGGCGCGCCTTCGTCCATGCTGTCCGAGGTGATCACCGGGCGGCCCCAGAGCACCGGGGTGACCAGGCCCTGCAGGTTGGCGAACAGGTAGCGGTTTTCGCCATCCTTCTGCAGCTCGATGTTCATCCAGTCCAGTTCGGTCATCACCACGCCGTCGGCAGACAGCTTCGACTGCTTGCGGACCTGGTAGATGCCGCGGCGCACGATGTCGATGGAGGTTTCGCCAGCCTTGTTCAGGGCGGTGTCGTAGGTGGTCGCCTGGGTCATCAGGCCGTTCAGGTTCTCGCCGGTGCCGTCACCCTTGAGGATTTGCGCTTCTTCCTCCAGCTTGAGGTCGTAGCGCAGCAGCTCCTGGATGTAGCCGAACAGTTGCGGAACGTCGTCCAGGGCCTCGTCGGTGACCGGCATCCACACGGCCAGCTTCTTGACGCGGTCGGTCACCGGCTCGAAGGTCACGTTGCTGGTGGGCTTCAGCGCACCTTCGGCTACCGGCGCCGCGCCACGGGTGTGCAGCAACTCTCGGTAGTAGGTGTAGCTCTGGCCACTGACTGGGATGCTGGTCAGCAGGTCGCGGATGCGCAGTTCCTGGCGGATGCCGGGCTGGATGGTCGGGTCGTAGTTCGGCACAACGATGCCGGCACTGGTGACCTTGGTCTCCTTCATCGACGCCAGGTCCGACTTGGTGACCTCGATGTCGGCGGCATTCGCGCTCTTCTGTTGCAGCGCCTTGTAGCCGTCGTGCGACTTCACCATATCGATGAAGCTCTTGCCTTCGCCGGGGCCGCCGCGCAGCTTGACGCCCTTCTGCTCCAGATCCTGCACCTGGTCGATGACCTTCTGCAGTTCGTCCTTCTGGGTCTGAATTTCCTTCTTCAGCTCAGTGGCAACCTGGTTGCCCTTCTCGACCTCGGTGATGGCCAGGTCGTACTTCTTCTGGAGCCCGTCGAAACCGTTCTTCAGTTGCAGCTCCAGGGAGTCCTTCAGTTCTTTCACTTCGCTCATGGCGATACTCCAAAATGGGTGGTGAACAGGGTTGAAATGTCTTTCAGCTCTTCCACGATCGCCGTGGCCTCGCTACCGCCGTCACGGCGGAGCGCGGGGTAGCCGAGCGAAGCGACTGCTGCCGCTTCCTTCTGCGAGAGGCCCATGCGTTCGCGCAGGGCGTTCTCGAAAAGCCGGATGTCCGACTTGACGCTGAGGACTTCGGCCTCAGGGTTCATGCCGAACGGAACGAACGACGCTTCCCAGAGTTCGGCGGCCTTGATGACTCGGACCTGCCGCCCGGCGCGCTGCTCGAAGTTGGCTTCGATGGTGTTGAACCCGATTGACATGCTGTCGAGGCTGCCGTCCTTCATCAGCTCGTAGGCGTCGCGTGCGTAACTGACTGCCAGGTTTACTCGGCCCTTGAGGAACAGCCCTCGGTCGTCCTGGGTGAACTCCGAGGTTCCGACCAGCCGAGTCAGATCGTGGTACAGCGCCAGCTTCAACCGGCCGTTGCGAGCGGTCTTCACCTTGGTGAAGGCGCCCTTGAGGATCACGTCATCGCCGAGGTCGACGTTGTCGAACACTGCGGCGTAGCCCTCGAAGTTGCCCGCCTCGTCAGCGGCCTTCACCTCGAAGGGGCAATCAAGTTTGCTGAGCATTGGTCTGCATCTCCCACCGGGAGACCCGGTCGTATTCAGGGCCATCAAGTGGCGGAAGGTTTTCTTTGCGGCGAACTTCGTTGATGGTCATCCAGCCGGAACCACCGGAGCCACCAAGAGCCGCAGCGAACAGAGTGGCGCGACCGGCGCTGTCAGCGCGCTGCAGACCTTCGAGCACGAACTCGACGAAGCGGTCCGAGTCACCATAAAGCTTGTCGTTGAGCTCATCCTCAACTGCATCGGCGTATGGTTTAAGGCCAAAGGTGGTGAAGCCAGTCAACTGCTGTTCGAGGTTGGAACCCATGATCGAGGTCTTGCCGGCGCGGTTGGCCAGCCAGAGCGGCACGCCGTAGATGCCGGCAAGCGCTTCCTCTTGGAACTGCTGGGACTCGATGAACTGAGCATCCTTCTGGCTTATGCCGGCAGGAACGATGGTCGGGCCACCCTGCAGGATGGCCATCTTGCCGATGTCGTCCGCGTCCGCCTTACGGACGTCCGGAAACCTGGCCATGACCTGAGTCTGCTGCTTGTCGGTCAGGAACTCCTTGTAGATGACATAGCCACCCGTGAAGCCGCCTTTACGCATGAAGCGCGCAGACCATTGCTGGCCCGCCTTGGCCAGGCCCATGGTCTCCGCCTGGTACTCGATAGGCGACAAGCCGACAATGCCGTCCATGCTGAATATCTTGAAATGCAGCATGTTCTCCGGAGAAACCGGGAATGGTTTCCCATCCTTGGGCTGCACCCAGTAGAGAAGGTCCTCGTCGGTGTCGATGGTCACCAGGTCGATACTGAGCGGAATCCAACCGATCGGCTCGCCGTGGCGGTTGCGTTCGATCAGTGCGAAGGCGTTACCACGCAGCGCCATGTTCACAACCACGAACTTCAGGAAGTTCAGCCTCGTCATGAATGGGTTGGGCTTGCGGAGGAGCTTCTGCGCTCCATCCTTTCGCGACACCAGCAGCCGTTCGCCGTCCACATCCTCGTAGAGCTTCAGCGGCAGGCCCGACAGCGACTCCGAAAGGATCTTCACGCACGACCAGACCATGCTGATCGACAGCGCGGTCTTGGTGGTCACTCGCACGCCGGCCTTTGTGCTCTTGCCGCCGACCTCAAGGTCTACCTCGACGTAATCACCCGTGGCTGGGTCGGTGTAGCCGAACATCCGCCACGTGCGAGGGTTGTACCAGCGAAATGTCATGGTCAGCCTATGAGTCCAAAGAAGCCGTTGTTGAGGTAGTCATCCATGCCGCCGCGCGCCTCCGGATTGAGGGACAACAGCGATACCGCGTTGAACGTCGACATCAACGGGTCGATCTTCGCGGTGCCGGAAGCCTGCTTGGTGATCAGGAAAGCGTTGGCGGAAGGCACGCCCTTGGCGTTGCCGCAGGCCCAGGCCATAAGCAACTGACCGCAGTGCATCAACACACCCTCGGCCAGCTTCCTTTCCGTGGTCTTGATGGCCCCGGTCAGTTTCCAGCCCTGAGAGATGCCGACTATCTGCTCTTCGGTGATCCCCGCCGCCAATAGCGCATCGATCACGGCGCCAATGCCGGCAGGGTCGAGCCCGACGTTGTCGAGCAGACCGGCGTCGTTGACCCGAGCGACATACGCCGCCAACTCCTCAACGTCATCGCCGATTTTCTCAACCAGGGTCAGATCACCAGCCGCCGCGAGGTCATGGAGCCGGGGAGCCTCGGACTTCCGGCGCTCCAGCACCGAGGGGTGCGCCCAGGCATGCGCCCAGTGAAACCACCGGCGCCCCCCTCGCTCACGGCCCAACAGCGTCAGCGCCAGCAGGTCGTCTAGGCCGCCACCGTCGACGCCGCCAACAATCACCTCGCAGCGCTCAATCAGGGCATCCAGCGAAAGGCCTGGCAGCGCCTGCGGCTCCCAGAATGCGGCGCCGACCCAACTGTCGGACATCAGCGCCAGCCCGATCTCGATGTTCAGGAATTTGGCGAGGAACCCGCGCACCTCGGCCTCACCGTCGAGTTCTGCCTGCATAAACAGGCGCTCGAGGGTAGGCCGATCCACCGAGTAGCCCATGTTCGGGTTGACCAGGTGGAAGTTCTCTGGCCGGCGCGCCTCTCCGCTCTCGATCATCTCCTTCGGGAACTCGTAGATGATCGGCAGAAACCGGTTGTCTTCGATGCGCCCGTCACGGACGCCCCGGGCATAGGTCAGCTTGGACCTGAACACCCCGGCGGGCGGCTCGTTCGACTGGGTCGTGAGCCAGATGATGAAACCTTCAGGGCGAGACAGCAGGCCGCCAGTGGCCTCCCGAATCATGTCCGGTGCCTTCGGGTTCTTGCCGAACAGCCAGGCCTCATCGATCAGCACGCCGACGGCCTTCTTGCCACCGACCACATCGCTATCAGCGGCCACTACCTTCAGGGTGGCTCCAGTCTGATTGTGGGTAATCAGCCGCAGGTGCGGTTGAACATGAAGCAGATCCGACAACTCTTCGTCGTGCTTCACCATCGCCGCCGCCGGCTTGAAGCTGTTGTCGGCGATCTCCTTGGTCGGCGCCAGGATGATGAATTCGGCCTCAAGCCGCCAGTTGCGGATCAAGGCGGTCAGCATGATCGCGGCTGCGATGGTCGACTTCGAGTTCTTCTTCGGGATGCAGAGGAAGTACTCAGTGATCAGTCGCTGGCCGGTCTCATTGTTGTAGCTGCCGAAGATGGCGCCGGCGAAGTCGAGCACCCAGGGGGCGCATGCGGCCTCGATTGTCGGGGAGCCGGGAGCGTCTACGATCTTCAGTTCCCGGAAGACGCTGAGCCCCTCCTCGGCCTCCTCAGGAAAGAGCGGCGGCGGAATGATGGATTCACCAGCACTCAAGCGCCGCCACCAGTCAGGGCAGGCAGTGGTCCAGAGCATGGTTTACCCCCTGACGACGGATAGTGGAGGCTTGCCCTGGCCGAACTTGCCTTTGCCGGCTTGCTTCGCGGCCTCGGCCTTCTGTTCCTTCTTGCCCATCTCGCCCTTCTTGCCATGGAAGAAGTCGACAGCTTTCTGAGCCGCGCTGCGGCGATCGAAGACCTTCGCCCGCGGCTCATTCATCAGGTTGACCAGCCAGACCAGCGGGTCCTCCGTAAACGGCAGGCAATCCAGGTACTCGCCATCAGGTTCCTGCTCATCGCCGAGCGGCGCTTCATGGTCCTCGCCCTGCTTCGGCGAAGGCTCCTTGGCTTTAACATCTCGCCGCCCCTTTAACATCTTCAGGGCGGCGATGATTTCGGGGTGCTTGGCAAGTCGGGCGCCAGCGGCCGCAGAGCTGGAAGGCGCGTAGCCAGCGGCTTCGGCGGCAGCTTTGTTGGATGCTCCTCGGGCCTTCGCGTCAACAAACCGTCGCTGTTTGTCTGTTAACGCCATTAACAAAATTCCTAGAGATCGGAAAAAATGTGCGAATGCGGGCGGGGGCGGTCTAGCTTCAGGCGAAACCGGATATTTTCACCCCCCCCCACCCTTGTTGCACGTCATTGGCGTGCCTCATACCACTTGAAGCACGTCAGCCGCGTGCCTCTCCCCCTTGGTCAGCCTGTGGCGGCCTCCATCCCTGCCTCGCAGCTCTCGACGGGGTGAGGAAGGTCAACTTGCCGCCGCTCCATTGGTCAGGCACCAGGGCCAGCAGTCCGGCCTGTAGAAGCGGCTCCAGCAGATTCATGGCCTTGACCACTTCCGCGCTGTATCCCTGCACGTCTTGTGGTCCCCACGGCCGGTGCGGGTTGATCTCAACGCCTTCGGGGTGTGGTTGGGTTCGCATGGTTGCTCCTTGGTACAGGGTCGTTAGAACCCTGCCGCCTCTTCGGCCTGCTTGACCGAGGAGTGACAGGGTCCGCATAGCGGCTGCCAGTTGTCCTTGTCCCAGAACAGGTCCGTATCGCCTCGGTGAGCCACGATGTGGTCAACGGTGTTGGCCGCCGTGACCAAGCCCTTGCGCGCGCAGTACACGCACAATGGATGATCGCGAAGGTACTGCTCACGGGCCTGCTGCCATCGGTAGTCGTAGCCTCGCTCGGTTGAGGTCTTACCGGTCCGCCACGAACCAGGCGCCGCAACCTTCAGTCGCTCACCCTGGGCCGCCACGCGGAACCCGAGAGTCTTTAGCCTGGACATCAAATCCTCCGGCACAACTTCTGCAGCCCCGCAATGTGCTCTCGCAAGGCCTTGATCATCAGTTCGCGTCGCTCGACTCCGGCTCGGAGATCAGAAACAACTTGTCCATCAGCGGCAGCAAGGACGGCTCTTCCTGCATCAGCGCTGCCGGAGGCTCCGGGAGCCTGGTGCACTCCGTCTGCGGGACAGCGGGCTTTGACGTACACGACGCGAGCACCAGTGCCGATAGCATCGCGGCGCAATTGGTTTTCTTCATGGGAGGCCTGCAGTGCTGCTTGGTAGGTTCGGGCCAGGGCATCGGTCTGGGCCTGCGCCTGGGTGTCGCGCTGGGCCTGCTGGGCCATGGCGGTGATCGTCTCGGTGGATTGCTCGACGGCGGCCTGCAGGTCATCACGCTGGGCGGTCACGTGATCGAGGCGCCAGAACACCAGAGCGGCTACCAGCGCGACGATCAGCCAGGGTTTCCAGTTCATGACAAATCAGGAGAATGGATCGGCGGGCTTGGCGATCGAACGCACGAACCACATGAAACCCTGCTGCAAGTTCGTTTTGGCCAGGGCAAGCAGTCGCGGATCGACGCCATCGATCTCGCCGATCTGCTTGAACAGCCGCCCTGCGTCCTGCTCCAAGGCCTTGATCGAGTTCATACCATCAATCTCGGATTGGCTCAGGTCACGGTAGCCGGTGATTTTCTTGTGCTGATTGTCCATTGGTTGATACCTCTCAGTTAAGGGCGGCGCGCGCCCATTCGAGCCGGGCCTTGCGATCCTCGGCCCCGGTAAACGATCCGTTTATGCGGAGGGTGATCTTCTCGAAACGGCCCTGATCGGCCAGTTCGTTTAAACTCCTCGACTTCCACCACCATGCCGCGGCGATGGCTGCCCAGGTCCGTTGCTCCAGCAGCTCCGGTTGCGCCACAAGCGGCAGCGCCAGTGCGCGGGCAGCTTCGGCGTAGTTGTCGTGGCCGGTGATCATGATCAGGCCACGACCACGGTATCGATACCCATCGCCCGTATCCGGCGACCCATTGCCCATCCTGTTGGCATAGACGCGGTTGGCGATGCGCTCGGGCTGGCGGGCATACTGGCGAGCCTCTACCGGGGCGAATCGCTTCGGCCAGGTCTTGAGCAGCCCCTCTGCGGAGTAGTTCAGATTCTCCACCAGGCGCTTGAGGCTCTGGCTTTCGTGCCCGACCTGGGCGAGAAACATCGCAACACGCTCGGGTGTGTTGATCTCGAACCGGGCCATGGCGCCGTTGATGTGTTCGACCCAGACCGAAGCAGTAGCGCCGCCGCAGCCGGTAGCACGGTCGAGTTGATCGGCGGTGATCTTCATTCGCCAGCCCCCCGACGCGGAAACTTCCAGTCGGCGATCCGATCAGCGAATTCAGCGATCTTCTTCACCCCAAGGAAACCGGTGAACACCCCAGCAGCGGTAGCCATGTTCTGTGGCAGGCCGAACCACTCAAGGACCGGAATCAGGCCCAAGGTAATCAAAGTGCAGAGCGTTGCCTCGAGCAGCGCCTGGCGCCGCGTTCCACCGCCGTAGATCACTCGCGTCAGCGCGACCACGAAGGACAGGCCGGCGGCGTACAACTGCGGATAGTGCGCAGACAGCCACGCAAGCAGCGCAGCCCAGGTCTCAGGGCGTTCTGGCATTTTCATAGTCTCTGCCCCTCGCAGGGGTTCTAAAACGACGAAGCCCGCTCAATGGCGGGCTTTCGTTCGTCGGGTGGGTTTTCCGGGCGGATCAGGCGTGAAACAGCTGCAACTGCCCTTCGCGCTCGATCTCGATGATCTTCTGTTCGATGACCGGTGCCCTGATCTGCCATCGACGCAAGGTTTTGCCAGCCAGGCTGGCAATCCCTCGCTCCTGTCGGTACTCCGCCATCAGCTCGTTGCGCATGGTGTTGAAGTCCATTGAGCGTTTGAACAACTGCTCGGCCATCCAGTTGAAGGCATGGATGAAAGCTTCTTTCCAGGCAGCTGCGGCTTTACCCCTAAAGCCCATCACAAGGAACATGAAGCCGTCCTTGGTCATGTCGAAGCTTCGACTCTTGATCGGTTCTCCGCCGCTCGGATTTTCCCGCCACATGACCGTCTCCTCAAAATTGAGGAGACGGAAACCAGCCGAGCAATCCAAGTTGTCGATAGCCCGAAGGACGTTGTCGTGCCGCTTTCCGAAGCGTTCGGCCACCTTCAGCGATGTCGTTACGACCTGGCCGTCATTGACCATTACCAGGTCACGCAGGCTGGCCTCATCAAGATCAATTTCACTCATCTGATCCACTCCACTCACCTGGAAAAAGGAGCGCAGCGGGGCGGATGGATGAGCGGACATCCGCCGTTCGGCTGTACGGGCCTAGCTGCGTGTTGGCTTGCCTTGCGGCGGAAACGAAAAAGCCCAGCTCGAAGGCTGGGCTCTGAAATAGGTGCAGGTGGATAGGGGCCACTACCCCGTGCGCATCCTGCGCTCCACCTGCATTGATTGGATATCGCAAAGGGTGAAGGCCTTGCGGGTCGGTAACCCGTCACTTTGCTTACAGCCCGATGTGGCAGGCGAGACTGCCGTCTACCGAGTTTCGACCTTCAAATGAAAAAGCCCGGAGCGGGGGCAACCGGGCTTCCCGTCCATCTCGCTGAAAGCCAAGGAAGGAAAGCATCGAGTTAGACGGGGGACTGATGATGCCGCGCAAAACCCGGCGGCGCAATAAAAAACCCGGCACCAGGGCCGGGTTTCGGAGTCGATCTAGCTTAGCGCGCACGTATCAACAGATGTGGTTACGTTACGCTCAGTCGATCACATTCGTCAAGCCGCATCGAGCAACTTCTCGCGGTCAAGGATCTCGGTTACATGCACCAACGCCTCTTCCTCGAAACGATCAAGCTGTTTCCGAATATCCCTGCGCCAGCGGTTTCGAGTTGAGTCCGGTCGCGCGTCCTCATCCCAGTTGTTCATGTCGTACCACTTCTTGGGGAGCATCGGGATAGCGGTTGATCGCTTTCCGTCCTTGCCCTTCATCATCGGGATAGCCCAGGTCGCTACAGCACGCTCCAGAAACCGAGAAGGCGCAGGCGAATGCACCCTGCTCGCCAGTCGCTCGATGGCCTGCCCACGCCGATCAAAGTGCGTCGAGTAGCGAGCGTGCAGCACGTCCCACTCGGCCGGCGAAAGCTCCCGGTGCAGTAGGGCGTGCAGGATGCAATCGAACTCGAACTGGTCCTGGGCAGAAAGCAGAGCCCGAAAGCCGCCGTCGACCTTTCGGTCAATAAGCCTCTGCCAGCTCTGCTTCGCCGTGTTGTCGATGGCATCGGCCGCCAGGACGCGAACGATCGCAGGCATCACATCGCGGTAGACCCCAGTCATGCGGCCCCCTTCGGCGTGCCTTTCAGGCCAAACAGATCGCGCAGCAGCGTTTCCGCAGCGGCGCCCTTCGCATTGCCGTCCTGCAGCCACAGCCGGCCGTAGTCGTGAAAACCCAGAGTGCCGCGGTCACCGTGCCAGTTGGCGATCATGACCAGCAGCGCAGCCAAGGCAGCAGCACCGCCCACCTTGACCTGCGCCAGCTCCTGGCCGGCCACCTTGAGAAACTCCCGCTCCAGCCTGGTCATGACCTTGCGGGGTGCCATCGGTTGTACGTTGCTCATGCGGCCTTCCCCTTTTTCTTGCCGTGTTTGTTGGCGAAGTAGCTACGCCCCATCTCGACCTCCTCTTGGCTCATCTCGCGTGGGCCGGCGAAGTTGACGAATCGTCCGTACATGCCCTGCTGCTGGAGCAGGCACATGCCCGGCGGCGCGTGTCGGCACTTGGTCATCAGGATCTCGGTGATGCCGTTCTGGCCGGCCTCGCTATCCATGTCCCGGTGGACCATCAGGATGCAACTGGCGTCGGCCTCGATCTCCCCCGAGTCGCGCAGGTCGCTCGACTGCGGGCGCTTACCGGGGCGCTTGGTCGAGTCGCGGTTGAGCTGCGCCAGCTCGATGACTGGAACGCCGAGCTCCTTGGCCAGGCGCAACAGCGACTTGTTGGTCTTGCCCACTTCCTCGCTGCGCGTGCGCCCTTTCGCCTCTGGTGGAATCAGGCCCAGGTAGTCAACGACGATACCGGCCAGGCCGTGCTCACGCTTGACACACCGCGCGGTGCTGCGGATCTGGCTGGCGGTCACGTTGGGATCGTCGCAGATGAACAAGGGCGCCCCCTTGGCCTTGGCCACCGCAGATGTGATGCGCGGCCAGTCGTCGTCACCCAACTGCTGCGGATCGTCCAGGCGCTTCAGGTCCACTCCGCCCAGCGAGGCGATTGAGCGCACGCCCAACTCCTCCTCGGGCATTTCCAGGGAGAACACCAGCCACGGCTCCCCCGCCTCGCAGGCGTTGTACTGGGCGATTTGCAGGGCAAGTGTGGTCTTGCCACTGCCGGGAAGGCCGGCGATAACGGTGAGTTTCCGAGGGCGGATGCCGCGCACCAGCTTGTCGAGATCGGCCAGGCCAGTGCCGGGCCACTGAGGCGCGCGGCCGTTGAACTTGTCGTCGATAACGTCGACAGCCTTGAGCATCACCTCGTCGAGCCGCTTGTACTTCGGCGCCTCGTCATCGAGGTCGCGCAGGTCCGCCATCGCCTGCTGCGCTCTGGCGATGATCTCAGGCAACGGTCGGTCATCCGTGGCGGAGGCCTTCACCGACTCGGCCGTGTCGATCAAGCAACGCAGGATGGCCCGCTCCCGGACGTGCCGGACGTACGTCCTCCAGTTCGCCACCGAAGGCACATTGCGGGCAATGTTCCCGGCATAGGGAATGAGCTTCGCGCCGCTGGGCAGCACATCGCGGACCACTCCCACGGTCACCGGATCGACGGGAATCCCTTCCTCGTAGCAATCCTTGATCGCCTGGAACAGCGCGGCGTTATCCTCGAAGTAGAAATCGGCAGCGGTCACGCTGGACAAGGCCTCGTCAACCAGCTCCTGATTCTGCTGGAGCGCGGACTGCAAGATAGCGCCGAGCACGCCGAACTCAGCCTCTTCGCTGTACAGCTCTCGGCTCACTCCAGAACCTCCCGGCGAGCGGAGCCCCAGGTGAAACCAACAGCCTTGCCGCCGTTCTCGCGGAGACGATCCACCGCACGATCACCGATGTACTTGGCGACCTCCTGCGCGCTCATGTTCGAAACCACCACCGTAGGCCGCATCTCCCGATACCGGCGGTCAATCACCTCGTGGAGCAGCCCCAATTCGTACTCGGTACCGCTCTGCGCGCCGAGCTCGTCGATCACCAACAGGTCAAAGCCCGCCAGCTCTTCGAGAGCGTCCCGTTCGGTGTACTTCGCCGCCCGGTTCATCGCCCCCTTAGCCACACGGATTATCTCCGACGCCGAGGTGATCACTGCTTGGGCCTGAAGGTTCCGTACGACGTACTGGACGATTGAGCACGCGAGATGGGTCTTGCCCGTCCCAAGGTTGCCCAGGAGCAAGAGGCAGCGGCCGTCCTGGAAGTTCTCCACGAATCGCTCGGCATACTCCCGGCATGCTTCCAGCACCGCCGCCTTCTCCGCCTTGCCGTCGGTGCGGTAAGTCTCGAAAGTGCTGGCCCGGTAGCGAGCGGGGATGCCAGAGCCAACCAGCAACTCGTTGATCTTGCGTTGGGTTTTCTCAGCCAGAGCCACCGAAAACTCCTCGCTCCCCGGCCCGCGATTCACCCCATCCCAAACACACCGTGAGCAAGACCAAGTCAAGTAGCTGCCATCAAACTGCTCCACCTGGATCGCGTGGTAGTCACCGTGAACCGGGCAGCGAAGAGAAGGGCTTTCTTCGCTCTTGCGGTTGGGTTTACGCCAGAAGTTAAAAATTTGCTCTGCCATCGTCGCGGTCCTGGTACATGTCGGGGGTGTGTTTGGGGAGGTTGGTGAAGTTCGATGCCGGGCCAGCATCAGGGGCTATCTCGTCTTCCCATCGTCGCCCGTTGAGCCAACTGGCCGGCAGCGGAACGAACTGGCCGTTGTCCTTCAGCCAATCACGTTGTCGGCAGTGCTTCGGAAGCGCCGCCATGATCACAGGGTGCAGAGCAGGGTCGATCTTCCGCCAAGCCTTCTCCGCCTTCGCTCGATCCCTGCGCTTGGGGTAGGCCTGGTAGAACTCCTCGAAACCATCCAAGGGATTGGGCTTGGTCGTCCGCTTCCCAGACTTGGGTTTTCCCTTCCGATCACCCACGTCGTCCGAACCGGTTTCGCCGGTTTGGACATGCTCTTTAGGTTCTTTGGTGGTTCTTTGGTGGTTAAGTGACGGATCGGGTGCAACCGTTGCACCCCGTTGTGTCGTCAGTTGCACCCCGTTACGTCGTGGTTTGCACCCCGTTACGTCGTCATTTGCACCCGGTGCAACCGTTGCACCCCGTTCCATCGAGAGGTCGTACACCATCGGCAGGCGATCCCGGTGCGAGATGTAGGCGGCAGCGATTGCCTGGTTTCCACGACGAATCACACCAGCCTCCTCGAGGGACCGGAGCTTGTACTGGACGGTCCGCTCGGATAGCCCTGTATCGCTGCTCAGCGTGGCGATAGAAGGGAACGCCCCCTTTCCCGCCTCGTTGGCATAGTTCGCCAGGCACAACAGCACATGCCTCATGGCGGCATCGGTAACGACCTGCTGCTCAAGTGCCCAAGTCATGGCCTGAACGCTCATATGTCGAGCTCCTCGGTGACGCGCCGCACGAAAGCGTCGTAGTCCTCAGCCATCTCGAAGCCCTGGACCTCAAGGGAGGCTCTGCACAGCTTCGCGTGGCGGTACATCAGAAGCCGGTCGCTTTCGCACAGGTCGCGGAATTGACGGTAGGACGGCCAGGGCCCGGCGATCACCGGGCGACCGTTGGGGCTGGTGGTGATCCGGCCCGGTTTCGGTTGTGTGGTCATTCGCCGATCTCCTGCGAAGGGGTGCCGCGCATCTGGAAGCGCTCCCGGCCGGCGCCGAAATCCGGGTGCGTGGCTCGGTGTTGGGTCACGAAGGTGCAGCCGCGCGCGAAGCGCTCGAACACCCTGCTGATCTCGGCCTTTGCCCAGACCGCGTAGGGGCGCGCGTTCAGTTCCTCGTGCTTGCTGCGCACCATGGCGAAGGGGCGCGGGCTGTGCGGCATGTCGCGCACCACCGCGTCGATCACCCTGGGCGGAAGGCCGTACTGCTTCCCTATCCGCTGCCGGATAGCGGTGATGCTCTCCATGCCGTTGGGGATCGAGTCGAGCAGCGGGTGCGATCGGTCCATGTCGCCGACGGTTTCGGTCAGCGCTGCCACCTGCTGCTCGGTCAGCCGCTGCCGCCGCTCCAGATCGACGGTGAGTTGCACGCTGGCCAGTAGTTGCTCGGCGGCGGTCAGTGGCCGGGAAGCCTGCTGTTCCAGTTCCTGCCAGCGATCCACCAGCCGCGCGGTGAACTCCGGGCAGAGCTGGGCGACGACGATGATGCTGTCGCGCTTGCCCTGGTCGCCGGTGAAGACGTACTCCTGAGTGGGGCGGCCAGCGGTGGGCTTTTCCTGCATTGCAGGTAAAGCAATCACCCCGCGCTCGGCCAGTCGCTCAATGGTCACGCGTACATTGTCGTGACGCGACCCAACAAGATCCGCGATCTCGCGGCTGGTCATGGTGGCGGCCTGGCCGCCGATGGTAGTCAGGTTCATCGCTCTACTCCCGCCATCTGCACCAGTGCGTTTTCCGTTTCGCCGGTAAGCTCAGCGAGGCGTCGGAACACGTCGCGGTGTGTGTACCAGGCGCAAGCCGGACTGACCTTCGCCGCCGACAACGCCATCAGCGCGCCGATCGTGCGCTGTGCCTGCATTAATCGCTTGGTGTGATCTTGCTCGCGCTCTACCCGACCAAGAAAATCGTCCAGAACCTGCTGCGGGCCGTGGTAGTGCAAGCCGTAGCTAAACGTCCCGCACAGCCTTGACGGAGTGTCCGGGACCAGCCCTCTCCTCGAGCGCAAAGACTTCTTGATATCGAGCTCAGTCATGGCCGCACCTCCCGGTAATGCCGGACAGAAGCCCGGCGAGATCGGCGCGTGCTCGCTTGGCGTCGTGATCCAACCGATCAGGGGTGGCGTATTCCGGCGCGTACTCGCCACGGCCTACCCAGCAACGGTTGCCGGGGAAGCGGTCGTTCAGCAGATCGGCGCCACGCTGGGCCTCTTCCTCGGTCGAGAACGGGGCGACCATCTGGGCTATCGCAATCCCACCCTTCTGAACGGCCGGTGTGGAGATGAACCAGAACAGAATTCCATCGCCTGAAGACGCACGCTGAAACGTGTCGCCGGTATCGAAGCTGCCAGGGTTCACAGGTCACGCTCCCGATAGGCGGCGCCGATCTGCTGGTTGTAGCGGTAGAGAAAATTCCCGGTGCACAAGATGATCCGCTCGATCAGGTCATGAATCTCCGTCGCAACGGGGTGCCCTCTACCACCTAGGGCAGGAACGACCGAGTCCATCAGCAGAGCCCGAAGTTGCGTCATATCGCTCCGAGCGTGGTTGAATAGATCGAACTCATTACGACTGAGCTCGACCCGCTCCATCACCTCCCCGTCGACAGGAAGCGGAGGACGAGAGGCCTGTGCCTTCGAGAGATCAGACATGACCACCTCCCAGCGCGTCTTTAACCTCGCGCTCACGGGCTTTCCATTCGAGGTAGCTCTCGCGATCAGTCCTTTCGACATCCTCGCGGAGCCCGGGGACCAGCTCGAATAGAACCCTGTCGACCTGCTTGCGATGTGCGCTGATTTCGTCTGACTGTTGCGTGGTGCCATCGATGGCGCGCTCGGCCCACTCGGGGAGTTGCCTTTGTAGCCGCATTTCGTTGAGGATCGTCCAGAGGTACGAGGTCAGGTCGCGCTCTGCCCGAATCCCCTGGCGAAGCATGGTGATTGAGGCGCTCATTGCTTCCGCTCCTTCTGCCGGTTGATGCGATCCGAGAGGACCTGTTCGAGCTCCACCAACTGGAAGATGCCCCCCCCCGATCTCCTCCAGAAACCAGCCGAGACGCTCTGAGGTTTCCTGGCCTACTTCGCCTTCAGCGCCAACGTTCGCCAGCAGGTTCCCGACAGCGGCGACACCAAGCGCCATGTTCTGAGCCGCATGGCGAGCCGTACCACGATCCAACTTGATGGAGCGGATCTGCTTATCGGTCAGAACTTCATCGGGGACCGGGGAGCACTGATTGCTGAGCAGTGTCGCGAGGTTCATTGCTGGCCCTCCTTGCGCAGGGCGTCGAGCGCGGCATCGACCAGGTCGCCAGCCAGGCGAGAGCAGAGCTTGAGGGCGTCCATATCTACGCGCTCTTCGTCGGAGGTGGTCAGTGCTCCGAGAATGCTAGAAACACTTAGCGTCAGCGCGATCGCCTCGCTCAACGCCTCTTCGACCGTCGTGGTCGGGTTAATCGCTGCGAATCTCCGCGGCGGAAGCTGAGATATCGGAGCCTTCAGTGCAGACGACTGGGGCTTGTTCCAGACCGCGCTCATGCTGCACCGCCTGCGTGTCGCGACACGCTTTCAGGATTTCCGGATTGGGTCGCGACACCGGCCCGGCAAGCTCTGAGCAATGCGCCAGACATGGCCCCCAGCAGGGCGAGAGTATTGAGTTCCTGAGAGAGCAGCGGCTCGCCGGCATCGTCCATCGCCCGGGTCATTCTCAATAGAATCAGGTGAACCGCCTCGCTGATGTCCTCGGCGGCGGCCAGAGCCGCGTCAACCGGCCGGTCGGCAACAATGGAGAACAAGAACTCATCCCCGTTGAGAGGATCGAAGCAAACCTGGTGGTCAGTGGTAACGGCGCAGGGGACTTGCGCGCTTTGAGTTTTCTGTTGCATAGTTAATTCGTCCTTCGAAAGACAAATTGATATCCAGGCAGTCGCTCCAACGACTACCGACTAAAGGCCTCGCGAAAGCGGGGCTTTTTGCTTTCCGGCGTTTGAATCAGCCGGGCCGCAAAGTGGCGCCAGGACACTCCGTGCTATCGTTTTGTTTCCACACAGAACGGCCACGGAGGCCCGGCATGAACTGGTTGAGAGATGCCTTCAGGCGCTGGAAGGAAAGGCACTGGGACAAGGAATACTTCCCAGAAGACCGGGGCGGAATAACGCCGCTGAGGGCTTTCTGGGAGAAAAGGCGCGCATCAATCATGACGTTTGCGCTCTGGCTGATTGCCCTGATCGCTGGGGCGCTGATCCTGAGCATCGTTGGCCTTGGCTGACTCGATCTCGTGCAGCCGCTTTATGGCGCGATTCAGGAAATCCAGACGGTCCTGGTAGCTGTCCATGCCTCGGGGAAAGTGCACGTAAGGCGCATCTGCATCTGGGTAGAAGCGGTCATCCAGTGCCTTGTTGCGCCCAGCGCTGTAGCCAAACTCATGGCAAAGGAGCGCGATCCCGCCGGCGGCCCCCACTGTCGCGATGATCGGCGTCAGCTCGATGTGGTAGCCGCCGATGGCATGGAGGATCACCCCAGCGGCACAGATAACGGCCACCGCAATCAGTCCAGCCAGAATCACGAAGACGTTTCGGATCATTGCTCCGCCCCCATACTGGATGCCTGCACAGCAGCATCAGCGCACTGCACCAAGTGGGAATCGGACGGCAGAATGGGCTCAAGGTCGGCGGAACTGGTGGCCATCGGGACGCTAGGCACTGCACGGGGGCGCCCACCTCCCGACGGAAACCGCTTCAGTTCCGTTGCCTCGAAACCGCCCCCCATTGCAGGCGCGACGATAATGAGGCGTTTTGACCTCAGCGCCTTACTGATTGCGGCCTGACTTGCTCCGAGGGCCTGGGCCGCCCCTTCCTGTCCGAAGCGGCCAACGAACTCAGCGAGTGTTTGGGTTTGCATACGTCCTGCCTCTTGCTTTGGAGGCAGAATAACCGGCGGTGCTATCCTTTACAATACCGCTGGTTCTTTGACTGCATAACCGTTGGTTGTTAACGTCTCGCCATGAAGAAACGAAAGCTAAGCCAGATCGAACTCAACGAATGCCAAGCGCTAAGGCACATTTATAGCGCGAAGCGCCGAGAACTAGGGCTCACGCAATCCTCCATTGCCGAGGCATTCCGTATGAGTCAGACCGCTATTTCGATGTATATGAATGGCAGCAATGCGCTGAATGCGGCCGTTGCCGCTAAATTTTCAACGATACTCGAAGTACCCGTATCCAGCTTCAGTCCGCGCCTAGCAGCCGAAATTGAGGGCATGGCAAAGGCAATGCATCCCAAGCCAGTACCAGATATCACCGACACCCTGGAGCCTATCCATCCGTGGGATGACGGCACCCCCCTTGACGATGATGAGGTAGAGATACCTTTCTACAAGGAAGTTGAGATGGCCGCCGGCGCGGGCCGAAACATTGAGCAGGAAATCAAAGGACGCAAGCTTCGCTTCTCCTACGCGACCTTGCGCGCAGCAGGGGTCGATCCATCGGCTGCCATCTGCACCAGGGTAGGAGGCAACAGCATGGAGCCCTTGATCTCTGACGGCGCTACTATCGGCGTTGATACGGCCACCAAACACATCACCGACGGCGAGATCTACGCCATCAAGCACGACGACCTGCTAAGGGTGAAGTTCGTCTACCGCCTGCCTGGCGGGGGGGTCCGCCTGCGCAGCTATAACCGAGATGAGTATCCCGACGAGGAGTACACCCCTGAGGAAATGAGGAGCCAACAAATCAGCATCATTGGCTGGGTGTTCTGGTGGTCAGTGGTTAGGATTCGGCGAAAGCTGTGATCAACAACAGTCGGCACAACGCACCCCATCCCACCAGTCTTTTTGCTCAAAGCCTCAAAGCCATTCAGCCAACCTGCGGTTCTGCGCAAGTTGGCATGCTCACTTAATGCCTGACGCCTCATTCGCCGCATTGTTCTGCTAGCTATCCGCAATGCCGGGCACTGTGCTCGGCACATGCACCCCCTGCAAGCCCATCCCAAGCAACACCCCACCTACCGCCCGCAACCTCGGCCGCCCTCAAGCAGGAAGCAGCAATACTCAATAATAAAACCGCAGGTGTTGACACCAATAAATAACCGCAGGTAAATTCTGTCCATATGTTGAAACGTGAGTGACCAACAAGGACTCCCCATGACCATCACCATCAGCACTGATACCTGGCAAGGCCGCCTCGGCATGGGCCTCGCTCCGCGTGAACTGGAGGCCACCCTGCATGCGGCGAGCGACCTGACCGCAAAGGAGATCGCCAAGCTGATGGGCATCGCGCCAGGGACCGTATCCAAGCGATTGGATGATGCGCGGTTCAAGCTCGGCGCCAAGACCATCCGCGGCCTGGTGCTGGAGGCATACAAGCGCCAGATCATCAGCCCCCTGTGCGTTGGAATCCTCGCCATCCTGGCGGCAGCACAACCCCTCCTCGATGAAGACCCGGCCATGCGGGCGCGCCGTGGCGGCGAAAGGAAGATCGAAACTCGCCTGACTGCTCGCCGCGATGGCGTGGCCTGGGTGGCGTGATCATGGCCTGGGACAGAAACGATCCTCTCAACATCCTGGCGCTGCAGCTCGACGGTGAACTGCGCGCAGCGGCCGACTTCTGCTATGGCTACAACGGGCCGGCACAGCGCGCTTTCGCCCGGCACATCCAGGGCCTGGGAAAGTCGGTCGACGAGCTTACCGTGGCAGACCTGAAGGCAGCGGCCGCATTTGCGGACGCAGAACTGAACGACCTGCAACAGAGAGGGCTGATCTGACGCAGCGGCGAGCGCTTCAGGTGGAGTGCTGTCCGGTGCGAAGGCATCACGTGGCTTGGCCGGGTTTGGCCTGGCGTGGCAGAGAACGGCTTGGCTTGGCGTGGCAGGGGCTGGAAACCCAGCGTACAGCCGCTTCGACTGAGGCGGTTGTGCGGTGGATACCTGCAGATGGGTAAAACCGGCAAATCGCCGGTTTGAATCGCGGAGAACGAGATGAACTTGACCCTTGTTCACAGTCGGGACTATGCTCGGCCCGTCACTGCAAATTCAGTGGCCGGGTTTGGCGACCCGACAGGCTATGGCGCGACAGCGCCAACCCAACATCAGGCGCTTTTTTTGTGCCTGCCGTTTGGGCGTGCACCGGCTACCCGGTGTCTCTCTATGGCAGATCGCGTGGGGAGACCTTCGGGTCTGCCGGGTTCCATAGCCCCGGTTCGCCAACCCCGCGCGGTCTGCCACCCTATTCCGTTTGGCGACGGTCGGTGGCAGCTCCCTAATCAGCTATGGAGTTCCCCCACAATGGCAAGCCCTACCCAAGTTGCGCCCGAAGCATTCGACCTGGCCGCCAAGGCCTACGATTCCATCGAGCTCGCCGTCAGCACCCTCTACGACCTGTCCGCCATCTTCCGGGCGATCTACCAGGCCGAACAGTTCCCGTCCCACAACAAGCGCCTGGCCGGTGTTGGCCAGTATTTGGCCGACGACTGGGGAAGTCTGCTCGATGGCCAGGTAGGCGAGTTGAAAGCAATGCTCGAAGCCACTCGCGAAAGGAGGGCTGCAGCATGAGCCTGATCACCACAACCAACGCCGTCACCATGTCGAGCCGCGAGATTGCCGAATTGACTGGAAAGCGCCATGACAACGTCATTGCCGATATTCGCAAGATGCTCCTTGAGCTCGGATATCAGATCGACGCCGACGGAAGATCTCCTGACTTTTCAGGAGATGTCCCGGACGCTTATGGGCGGCTCCAGCATTGCTTCAATCTGCCCCGCCGCGAGGTCGAAATCCTCCTGACGGGCTACAGCATTCCGCTCCGCGCGAAATGCCTGGATCGACTGCACGAGTTGGAGGCACGGGCCAAGCAAACGCTCCCGGCCCTCCCCGGTGACTACATCCAGGCACTGGAGCACCTACTGGAATCCAAGCGCTCTGAGCAGAAGGCCATCGAAGAGCGCGACCACGCCATCGCCACCAAGGCAGAGATCGGTTCCCGGCGAGAGGCCACTGCAATGGCATCGGCTTCAGCCGCCGTCCGCGAGGCACGTCGTCTTGCAGATGAACTCGGGCGTGGTACCCGGCAGGCGACGGTCAAGGCAGTAGAGAACCTCACCAAGACTCAATTCGACCCGCAGGCCTGGCGCAAATTGCGTGCATGGTGCGATTCCCACGGAGTCCAGCCCAACTATGTCGAAGACCCTCTCTATGGCCGTGTCCGGGCGTGGCCTGCGGATGCCTGGAAGGAGGTGTACGACATCGACCTGGACGGACTGTTCGGTTATCACCAACACCGGATCACCGAAGGGGGTGCAAGTTCGGCATGCCCCTGACGCACCAATAAACCCATAACCCAACCGATTTTGGCAAAGCCACAAATGCCGGCGGGCCCTTGCTCGCCCTGGAGAAACTATGAAACGAGCAGCCGTTGTAACCGAACTGCCGGCCAGCACCAGCCGGGACATGGACAAGTTCGTTGTCCGACTGCCGGACGGACTGAGGGCCGAGGTGGAAGCTGAAGCCAAGCGAGACTCGCGCAGCATGAACTCCCTGATCGTCGTTGCCCTGCGCGAGTACCTGCATGGTCAGCAACAGAAGCGGGCTCTGCTCAATGCGTTGACCAAGGCAGCAGGGAGCAACTGATCATGAACTCCATCACTATCGTTCTCCGCTCGGGCATGGGCATGCAGATCGACTCGGTACGCCCATACCTGCGGAATGGAATGCCCATAGCAATCGGGCGCGCAGGCGCGGTTATCTCGCACTTTGCTGACGGGGACGCACACCTGGCGCTCCGCACCATCGCCGAGTTCCCCTGTCCCGAGCAGGACAACATGCCGGCGGCGAACATGCGACAGATCGCACTGGCGGCATTGAGTGGCGCTGGAGCGAGTTCGGAGCCTGGCAATCCTGGCGGTGAACCTGTTTCCGGACCGGGTAATGCCGGCGAGCGACCCCACCCCGCGCCGGGATCGGGCGACAGCAAACTGGCCGAAAGCCTCCAAACTCTGGTGCGCTGGCTTGATCGCGCGGAAATCGAGGACGGCTATGTCGGCGTGCCAGTGATTGAAGCCGTCGAGGTGGTGGTCAATGAGCTGAGGCGCCTGCAGGCGGAAGTCGCAGACTGGCAAGAAGCCGCCGGGAGATCTCGTTCCGATGTCATGGCGTACATCGCCGAGCGCGCAAAGCTGCTGGAAGAACACGACGTCGCCCTGGCCGAGGTCGGGGCGCTGAAGGCGGAGCTTCAATCTCAGCGAGAGCGCAATACCGAGCTGATCTTCAAGCTCGGTAGCGCAACGAACGGCTGGGGGCGCTGCGAAAAAGAGCGAGATGCTGCCCTGGCCGAAGTCGAGCTCCTGCGCCAGTTCGAACGCATCTGCGAAGGGCTGCCGCAAGACGCCATCGATGGTGGCTGGACCGTGCAAGGCATTCGCGGCTATGCCAAGCGCTTGGAGGATCAACTGAAGACCGCCCTGGGTCAGCACAACGTGCCGTCGGGGTGGAAGCTGGTACCGCTTGAGCCGACCCCGGAAATGCTGGACGCGCGCCGCGACAGCGAGGACGGAATGGACGGCTATCTCGTTGAGGATACCGAGTACTACTTCCCGGATCGGGGTGCGGTTCGCGACTTCCTGGCATGTGTCTATCGCGGACTCCTTGCCGCAGCCCCAGCGCCTGGAGGTGAGCAATGACCATGCGCAAGGCACTGACCGCTATCGCACTCGTCGCGCTGTTTGGCCTGGCCACTGTTGCCGCCGGCGCCGCACTACAGCCGTTCAAGACCCTGTTCATCTGGGAGGTATGCCAGTGATGAGAGGCTCCGATATTCCGCCACCACCAGGGTATCGCCCTACGCCGCTCGCCACCCTCGGCCAGCAGTTGGTCCGCCTGGGCCAGGCGATGCAGAACCCCAACACCAAGCTCGGCGAGTTGACCGAACTGGTCCAGGCCTGCGGCGTCGACCTGCGGACCTGCGACACGAACAAGGAGAGCCGGACATGATCGGAGCACTGATCCTCTGCATCGTCTGGTGTGTGGGCGGCCTCTACGTCGGGTACATGCTCAGTTCGCTGGCCGCCGCCGAGAAGTACACCGACGAAATCCAACGCCTCAACGAAGAACTCCGCAAAGAGCGCCTGCTACGCCGCCTGAACGCACGGGAGAACGATTACCCATGACTACCCCTAACCCAGCCTCCTACTGCATGGACACGCACGAGGAGTTTATTCTCGACGAACTGCTGCCCCTGATCGTCAACCATGCAGCGAAGAACCACCACCCAGCCGACGCCGTGGCCCTGGCCTCCTTCCTCGCCCTGGGCACCATCCTGCAATCCAACGGCATGGACCGCGATTCGCTGGTGTTCGCCATCGACGCCTCGCTGCTGCCCACTCACGACCTTCCGGAAACTGTCCAATGAACCTGACCAACCAGATCACCATGACCAGCCTGGAGCTGGTGGACTTCATCAACGCCCATCGCCAGCAGCAAGCCGAGCAGGCAGGGCAGCCATTCCCTTCAGAGGATTTCCCGGAATTGACCCATGCCAACCTTCTGGCAAAGGTCCCCAAGGTCCTCGGGGAAACATCTCATTCATTTGAATGCGATCTCCCCGACAGCTACGGACGGCCCCGTCGCGGCTACCGCTTCCCCAAACGCGAAGCCTGCCTGGTCGCCATGTCCTACAGCTACGAGCTCCAGGCCGCCGTCTACGACCGCATGACTGCCCTGGAAGAGCAGTTGAAGCTGGCACCACCGCCCCAGCCGCGCCAGCTCAGCACCATCAACCGCGAGTTCAAGGCGGCGCTGGGCATCGCCAAGACCGCCGGCCTCCAGGGTAACCAGGCCATCTTCGCCGCTGATCGCGTGATCCAGCGCGAGCTTGGGTGCAGCCCCATGCGCCTGGTTGGCGTCACCTCGCTGCCCACCGAGGACAACGAGCGCACCTACACTCCGTCCGAGCTCTGTGCCAAGCTCGACGGAGCCTACAAGCCCCGGGAGCTGAACAAGCTGCTCGAGGACATGGGCCTGCAGCAGCATGTCGATCTCGGCGGTAAGCACAAGGAATGGGAACTCACCGAAGCCGGCAAGCGCCACGGCATCATGAGCGACACCGGCAAGGTACACACCACCACCGGTCAGGCTGTCTACAGCGTGCGCTGGAAAGCATCGGTGCTGGACCTGGTCCCGTCGAAGATCGTGGCAACGGTGCCGCAGCAGCCGACGGCACCAGCTCAAGGGAGCATGCAGCTGTGACGATGATGATGTGTAGTTTCTGCGGCTGCTATGAGGACAGTGTTGACAACTTCATCAGAGGGCCTGGCGGCATCCTCATCTGCAACGTATGCGTCGACCTGTGCAACGAAATTCTCCACAAACGTCTCCCCGAAGCCTACAGCTCCGAACAAGACGCCTTGGTGGCGATCATCGAAATGGAGCGCGCCAGCGCCGAAGCGAAGTTCGGGGATGCGGACAAAGCCGAGACCTGGGCAACAGTCATCGCTGCCCGCAAAGGATTGAGGGCAGGAAGGGCGAAGGCGGCACGCAACGAAGAGGAGATAGGGAATGGGAAGCTCGACTAGCCCCGTATCCGAGTTCCTGTCCGAAGAGGAAGTCGCTGAGCTGACTGGGCGCGAGTACCCGAGCAAGCAGATCGAGTGGCTGAACAGGTCCGGGTGGAAGTACGCCGTGACCGCGGCGAACCGCCCGATAGTTGGGCGCGTATATGCCCGCCTGAAGCTGGCCGGCGTGAAGCCGACGATAGCTGCCGCCGAGGAGTGGAGTTTGGACCTGTCGAAGGTGAGCTAATGAGACCACGGAGCAACAAGAATCGGGGGCTGCCGCCACGCATGATCAAGCGCACCCGGACAATGAAGTCGGGAAAGGTCTGGGTAGGCTACTACTACGACGGGCGGGATGCCGAGGGGAGGCGCAAGGAGATCCCGCTGGGCACGGACTTGGATGAGGCTCGGGAGAAGTGGGCGAAGCTGGAGAGAAAGGCCGTGCCGCCAACCACTCGGACCGTTGGCGACCTGTTGCGGCGGTATGAGCGGGACGTGGTGCCAGGGAAGGGGAAAGGGACCCAGGAACAAAACAGAAAAGCCATCCGCCAACTGGCAAAAGCTTTCGAGTCCGCCCCGCTTGAAGCCTTGACCCCGCATGTGATCGCCCAATATCGGGACGCCAGGTCGGCGCCAGTGCGGGCAAACCGCGAGATAGCCCTGCTCTCTCATGCCTTCAACATGGCCAGGGAGTGGGGGCTAACGGACAGGGAGAACCCGTGTCGAGGGGTGAAGCGCAACAAGGAGACACCAAGGGATGTGTACATCACCGACGAGATATGGAATGCCGTGTATGAGGAGGCGGCAAGCGATCTGCGGCTCACCATGGACCTCGCCTATCTGACCGGCCAGCGCCCGGCGGATGTGCGCAAGATGCGCTGGGCGGATGTGGATGGAGAGTACTTGTTCGTCGGGCAGGGCAAGACTGCCATGAAGCTCCGCATCAGGTTGCGCCGAGCGGACGGCTCACAAACCGCCCTGGGAACATTGCTGGATCAGCTTGACCGATCAACCCCCACCCTAGCGGCCACCAAGGAGGGCAAGCCCATCTCAGAGAAAATGCTACGCCTTCGCTTCGAGCCAGCAAGAAAGGCTGCAGCGGAGAAAGCCGCCAAGGCGGGCGACACTGAACTGGCGAAAGCGATAATGGGCTTTCAGTTCCGCGACATCAGACCCAAGGCAGCATCCGACATTGAAAGTCTGGAGCAAGCATCCGACCTCCTTGGCCACACTACGCAGGGGATGACGCGTCGGGTCTATCGCCGCATCGGGAAGGCCGTAGATCCCACGAAGTAA